ACTTACCTAAGTCAATAGCCGCACCAATGCCTGTAAGTTCTCCAGCAACAACCCCTAGTGCTTGTAGACGTTGCTTGTTAGCTACTTCACTTACAATCTTTGCTGTTTCTGCTGTAAGAATTGTACTCTTACCACCAGCAGCGGCTAAAGTACGTTCAACATTCATTATTTTACTAGCACTACTAAATAGTTTACCTGCTTTAACACCTGCACCTAAACCAGTAACTAAACTACCAACTACACCTAGTCGATCTGCCCAATCACTAAATCCACCCCATGTTTGTTCTTCATTAGTTACAACTTCTAACACAGTTTGTGCTGCTGTTAATTCACTAATTAATGGACTAGCTTTTAAATCGTTATATAGATTAGTTGCCCATTGAGCTTTTTCAGAATCTGGTTGTGCATTAAAAGCTGCTTGTAACCATGATCGTGTTTGACTACGCCCTGTAGTAGCAGTGATAGCGTCAGCAGGAACACCATATTTATTAACAGCTATTTTATCAATGGCCACACCTTGTGCTGCTGCAAAAGGAGTAAGTTCATAACCTAAACCTTTAGCAATTGTAGACCACTTCCTACCATCTTCTAAACTCTTTTCTAAAGATGCTTGTGCTGCTAATTGTGGGCCTTGTCTTTTAGTAGCCGCACTAATTTCTGCTGGACTATTATTAAATAACACTGCGGGGTTACGTATAGCAGTTGTTTCTACAGCTTGCTTAGATAGTTCTTCCAATTTAGCACGAACACTAGCAGCGTTATTAACTGACATTTCTCCATACATTTTATTACGTTCTGAGAAACTATTTAATGCTTCTTGTACAACTGATTGCTGTCCATTAGTAGCAGCATTAACAGCAGTAATTCTATCTAAATTATTATTCTCTGGAACAGTTTTGCGCCATTGTTGATCTACGTGACTATTAAAATTAACACTTTCTGGAATACTACTATCTCCAGTAGCAATAGCGGTAATGCCTTTTAAGATAGGATAATTACCAGTAGTTGTGTCTGGTTGAACAACTGTATCTTCTGCTGTGTATAGTGGTGTAGATACTTCTGGTGTATTTTGTTCGTATAGAGACATATTATCCTATTTATTTATAATGTTGTTTAAGCAAGTTTTTTGCCAACATATTGACCCGGTGTCATTCCTGTCATACCACCAAAGATAGTACCACTAAGTTTACCAACACTGCCCCATACAGCAGCATTACTTTGTGCTTGAGCACCTGAAATAGCAGCGTTACTAATAGCGGTATTTTGTTCTGCAACATCTGCCATGTAACTTAAATTACCACTTAGTTGACTACCAACACTACCTAAACCGCCAGCAAGACCACTACCACCCATACCACCTGTCTGAGCAGCAATATTAGTCATAGAGGCTTGAGCAAGCCTAGCTTCACGAATTTGTTGTCGTACAGAACGTACATTCTGAATGTCAGCTTTACGTTGTTGTGCTCGATATTGTTCTTGTTGTGCTTGACCAGCTTTATTTGCTTCTACTGCTGCAGCTATTGCTGCATCTATTCGTATATTTAATTCAAACACTATGTTTTTTTCTTCTTCTACTTTTATTCTTTCTAATCTACCAACTATCACCGCTTCAGTTCCAGCACTCT